TCCTTTAATAAGGATTCTGCTAAATAGTTACTTAATAAGCTCATTACTGTTATAAATAGTTTGTGTTTTCGTTTGGCTTTTAAGTTTCGATACTTCCATTTGTAAATTTGCAACTTCACCAGTCAGTTTTGCGATTATGTCCAGTAAACTCTCTTTTGAGTCTATAAAAGTCAGATCCTTTGCTACTACATTACCGTTTATGAAAGCGGTATACTCTGTAAAAGTCTCTTCGTCAATTCTCTGCTCGCCTATATAAACCTTTTCTACATTGCGATACGGTATAAGTTCTCTTTTTTCAATACTCCTTGTTACTGGGTTGTATGACATATAGCTCTGTATGAATAACAGTCCATCGTTTGCTAAAGCTTTGTCGGTGTTTGGCGTTCCTATCCGTAGTGTGTAAGGATTGTCTCTATGCTTATTCTTTATTTGAGCAATAGACTCACCTTTCCATTGTTGGTAGATGTTCTTAATCATCACCTTCTCCATAAAAGGAGCGGACACCATCAAGCTTAGTATTGGTGCCGTGTGTGATACATTTCTTATATACTTACTTGGTATCATTATCTTTGTGGTAATGATTCTTGTCCTTGACTGCTAATGTTATATAGGTTAGATATGCCTTCAGGTTTAATGAATGCCGGATCGTGTGTAACTCCAATCTTGCAGAAGCGTACGTCACTTATTATAGTCCCAAAAAACTGGTTGTTGTCTCCTGATGGCTCAAATACTAATTGTGCTGGTGTTCCATATTGCACAAGGTTGATATCGTACTCATCGTAGTAGAATCCAGTTGCGCTATCGTACCATGATATTGCTGGTGTTGTTATGCTTCCTGATGTATATGCGTGTCCAATCTTTACAATGTTTCTATCTGGTGGGTACCAACCAGCTGTACCTCTTGTTGCACTACTAAAGGTTTTATTGATATTAAAGATATAAACATTTAAAAAGCTTCCTGACTCTGGATAAAAGTCCTTTGCATATAGTGTACCTTGTGTACACCTCTTTAGCCTAAACTTAACGTTATATATACCTCCGTTTTCTGTGAAGTATGATGAGGTGTAGGCGCTTACAGCTGGGAAGTAAAGTCTTCGTTTTTTTAAGGCTTGTGTTTTAGTTGCGTCAGTTGATGCGTTACTGTACGAATAGTATGAATTTGATACGTTTAGTAGCGATATACCGACCCCACCACTTCCGCTATAAAAGCTCATGCTATCAATAGTAGATACTATTGCTGATTGTGTGAATGCACCGGCGTATAGGTTTATTTCGTATGCAGCTGTGTTGACCCCAAAGTTTCTATAATTTAATATAAACTCATCAGTAGGATGCCAACTGCTTGTAACTAAACCTTCACTAGCATTATATCCAGTTGTACCCCCAGTCCAATTAGGACTAAAGTAAAAGCTACCTGTGAAGCTACCAGTCTGGCTTGTGCTGATTGACATTGATGGCTTTAGTACATTCCAACCTAGGTAAGGTAGGTACTGATAGAGTGCAGTGAATGCTCCAGGTGCGCTATTGTCATGCTCAAAGTCTGGGTAGAACTTGTTGGTGCCTGGAGTACCATAACTTGATATGTCTGTGCTGTACACTCTTGCTATGAATGAGTCAGTGATACTGCAGGCGTTGTATACGTACGGTGCAAACTTGCCTGGGTATAAACCGAGGTCATTTGGTATTACTGTTGCACTGTTTTCACTTTGACAGCCATTAGTTGGTATTGTTGTTGTTAAATTTAAAGGTATACTGTTAATATACGTAACGTACTCAGATTGGTTGCCTGTGTAATCAAAGTATTCTAACTTATAATCTACACTCTCTGATAAAAGGCTTGAGTAATCAGATGGTGTTGGTATTGCAAATTGTACTATTTCTGGCGTAAATCCATTGAGCTTCTGAGGTTTTATGCTAATTTCTGATAAGTAAGCTGATCCTGTGTAAGCTGTATTTGCTGCTGAGCATCTGAATAGGGGTCTTCCTAAGCCTTCGCTATCTGTGTTAAAATCAAATGCCACTTTTCCGTAATTTACGGTGTTTGCTGTATTGTTTTCAATTTTTCCAACATATTTTCCAAATCTGTTATAGTCGTTCCCGTATCGACTTTTTTCTAAATTCTTGCTTCTGTTGAAAGCTCGTTGTTGATAGGTAGTATCTAGTAGAGTGGTTGCCAGTGCATCACTTGACATATACAAATCTAGTCTTGTATACGGTTGGAGGATGCAATTGAAGCCTAAAGTAAATGCACGATCCTCTATGTAGTTTTGGTAATACCTTGTTGTTAGTATCTTATTGTAGCTAGATGTGCTTTGTAGACGAATTGAGTCTATCAACGGAGTTGTTGCGTAGCTTGCAGTTGCGGTGTCAAATCCTGTAGGTGATTCATTGTATATGCTCCAATTAACATCTCCTATTTGTTGTGATGTAAAGTACCCTAACAAAAGGTAGTCGCTAACAGTTCTTGCGTATGATGTTTGGTTTGGATATGTTGCGTCTGTTAGATACTCCGGTGCTTTGATGATCTGATCGTTTAATAATGTCCAGTCTTGATTCACTGAATTCCTTTTATAGAAGGCTCGAATCTTATACACATCACCAGCTAGAGGCTTTAAGTCAGTAAATGTAAATTGTAAGTAGCTTTGCGATACGTTACTGCTCGTTATATATGTTTCTGAGTTCGGTGTGTATACGATGCTTGCAGTGAATTTTGACGCTTGCTTATATGTGTGAATTGTTGTTACTGTTCCTTGACTAGTTGTAGTATCTACGGAAATTTGAACCGATTGATCGAGATAGGCTGTATATGTGTCTACAACTTTTACTATGTTGGATTTCCAACTTTCAAGTTGTGTTGCTACGCTTTGCGTTGTGCTTGCAATTACTTTATTATATGGATTTGTGCTTGATACCGTTGCATTGGATTGCGTTTGTGGTAGTAAGGTGTAATTGCTATTAAAGAATTGCACAAAGCCTCCAACATAGCTACTACTAAAAAACGGTGTGGATGTTTTCAGTATTGTATTGTAGGTGTTGATCTCGTTAATCTGGTAACCTCCGTCTATATCTGCATTTGTTTTTCTAGTTATAGTATCTACTGTATTGGTAGTTGTGGAGTCCTGATTTGGGTTGATCCTTATGTTCTGTAGCCTAAGGTCTGTTGTGCTTGTGCTGTTTGCATCTTTTTTATCAAATCCCTTAAAGTTGCTCGTTACTATCGTACCCTGCGAACTCGTTATTGCCGTAAATTGTTCTGTGGTGATTTGTAGGCTGTTAATTCGTAAAGGAGTTATAACTTGATCTACCGTTACTGCAGGTGCTTGGTCAATTACTAACTCTGAGTTGTTACGTTCAAAAGGTAGTATGTTAATTGCCTTTGACCAAATCACATTGTACCCTAATTCGTTATGTGATTTATCATCCAAAGCTACTCCGTTAAGGTCGCTACTAGCGGCACCAACTATGTTAACCCTACCTACTCCTTGAGCAGTGTCGTCATAAACGTATATTGTTGCAAAGTAATTATTAAAGCGATCAATAAAGGTTGTAATTTCTGTTTTAACAGCGTTGCCACTAACATCCAGCACCTCAACTTCAACTTGACTTTTTCTAACTAAGAATTGGCCGTTTCCTTTAATTTTAATTAAGCTCTTTCCTCCACCAATAGTCTCAGGGCAGTGTGTGATATCGAAGTAATTAGGGGACGTTGCAGATGTATCTACAACTACGTAGCTGTATTTGTGGAAATCTCTTTTTAAAAATGGGCGCTGTGTAATGTTCATTTACAACTGTTTTAGTATAAATAGTTGTCAACACTTAATATAGCTTAAATCATCTTTACGATCAATTGTAAGTATTACATCAACCATATCTCGAACTACGTCAATGTGGCTAATGATTAAGCTAAACTTAAATGTGTCTTTGAGGTAGTTAAAGAACATATGCATTGAGTTTAGGTTAGAGCTGTCAAGTACTCCAAGTCCTTCATCTATTGCAATGAAGTTTGGCTTAGGTAGGTTGGTAATCTTGATCAAAGCCACACGAATAGCTAACGAACTTACGAATCTTTCCATCCCAGATGCTAACTCTAATGGCCACTTGTTGTCATCGTATGCAATGTATACGTTGATATTCTTGCCATCTGTCTCAATCTCTACTGTGAAGTCGGTCACTTGTGCTAGGATGTTGTTAACATAGGACTGGATGTACGGTATTGCTTTGCTGATTAGTGAGTATGGTATGCCATCTCTACCAACAGCTTTGAGGTAGTAGTCGTAAGCTATTTGCTTTTCCGACAACTCTTGCATGTGTTTAATGTTTTTCTCACATTCGGCTATCGTTTTCTCACTCACCTTTATCTTCCCATGAAAGTTTTGAACTTCTTGATTGGCTCTATCTGCTTGTGTCTTGACTTTAGTAGCTTCTTCTCGTAATTCTTTAATAGACTCGTTTAAAACCTCGTTCGCTTGTATTGTAGCCAGGTTATCGTTATAGGTCTTGATATTGGATTCTACCCGCTCTAACTTAGTCTTATACGTTTGTATTTGACTTTCGATTGACTCTACCTTAGAATCCATTACATTTAGGCCATTTGTCAGTCTTTGCTTCTCTGTTGCAACTCCTTCAAAGTACTTGTATTGCGCTTCTATGTCTTTATACTTCTCCAAGTAGTCCTCCACCTCTCTTCTTGATGATAGAAACTCTGCAACATGCTTTTTATCCTCCTCTAACTCTTGTTTTGTCTTAATTGCATCTTTTACAAAGATATTCTCAACACAGTGCTTACAATTTGGATCGTACTCATGCTCCTCTAACCTTTTTAACTTATCCAGCTTTGTTGAAATAGTGACTTTATAGTGCTGTAACTTAGTATCTAACTCTGTTTTTTGAGACAGCATCATGCAGTAGTCAGCATAGTCAGAATGGACTGCTCCTACATCTCCCTTGCTAAACTCGTCACTGAGTCTGTTTATCTCAGCTTGTACTATTTCTACCCTATCTTGTATCGTTTTTAGGTCTACTGTCTTGCTCTCCACCTCTTTGAGCAGTCCTGTTTGTTGAGACTGTAATGTATCTAAGTCAAGCCCATCCGCCTCAGTTAATTTAATTTGCTCAGATAATGAAATGATCTGCTCATTTAGCTCGCTTAATTGCTCTTGAATAGCGTTGTACTCTGCTAACTTAGTTTTGTATAGCTCTTGGTTTTGCTCCAAAGACATCTCCGCATCACCAAGTGATTGCTCAAAGTCTTGCTTCTCGTACTCTTCTAGCAACACTGTGGTTGTTCTTATCTCTTTACTCGCTAATTCGTTAAGGTTGTCAAATATCTTTAAGTCGAGGAAGTTTGCAAGTAGGTCTTTTCTCTCGCCTTGTGTCTTCTCTATGAAGCTAGAGTTGCTTCCTTGTAATGATAGTGCTGTGAGTATAAAGTCATCAAAGGTTCCTACGTAAGATTGTATGATTTTATCTGTGTCACGTCTTTGCTCTCCATTGAGTATTACCTTCTCTCCGTCATCGTTTACGTACCAGAAGTCGATGTCTACACGCAACTTTCCGGCCAATGGACCCTTCTGATACTTTGTAGCTCTTTTTTCGATGAAATAGTCCAATCCGTTAAGTTCAAAGTTAAACTTACACCAGAAGCTATCCTTCTTTCTATTAAGCACTTGATCAGCTTTGCCTGCTCTATGAGAATGATCGAATAAGCAAAAGCATAGTGAGTCTAAGGTTGCTGATTTACCTGCGTGATTAGGTGCAAATAGACCACATATCCCATTTAGGTTATCAAAGTTGACTACGTTCCCTTCACCATAACTAAACATATTATCGAACTCAAATTTCTTTGGAGTCCATACTACGTTGCGTACAAGCTCTCCAGCTATAAGCGACTGGTTAAACCCTTTATTTATCTCTAATATCTTAGCTTCGAGCTCGTCATCTATTCCGTACGGCTCTAAGTATTCCTTTATTAAAGTGGTTTGGTAATCAACACTTCGAACATCTAACCCTTGTAAGCTATCATCTATGTTTAATCCGTTTTGAGTCGTTATCTTATCCATGTTGGATACAATTACTTCTCCGTTCTTATACTTCTTTCTAATAGCGGCTAATGCCTTTTTAAGCTGTGCTGGTGATGTGTTGTATACTTTGGTGCGTACGCTTGTCTTGGAAGTTATAGGAAGGTCGTCAGGAACAATTCCATCGACTATGTCAAATGTAAAATATCCATAATCGTTTGGAATGTCAAAATGCTCAACAGTGCGAGTTGGTACATCGACAATAGCATAACCATGTCCTTCAAATGATTCTCCAAAGTTTTGCTGTACAGTGCTTCCTGGGTAGAATATTAGCGGATCCTCCTTTGAAAGGATTTGTCTTTTGTGAATATCCCCCAACAAAACAATATCGTATCCAGCAAACGTATCCCAATCTAAACCATGAGCAATGTTTAAACCACTATCAACTTTACTATTAGCAATAGTTCCGTGGTACATTGCAATTAGTGTATCTGCTTTCCCCTCAAGAACATCTGCTGTTGCATACTCGCTTGGTGCATCTAACAAAGACATCACTGCTAACATCGTGTCGCCTACTTTGTAAGTTCCACTGTCTCTAAGGTAAAATAAGTTGGGATGGTTCTGTGCTTCTACAATTGGTGTAAGAGCATCTAATCTATGATTATTATTTAAGTTTGCATCGTGGTTTCCACAAATTACAATTGTAGGTCTAATGTCAGCTAAGTTATTGAATAGGTACGAAACCATATGGATCAACTCAGGACTCATGTCAGTTTTAGCGTGTACTATGTCTCCACCAATAGTGATGATACTGTCTTCTGGTAATTGCTTTGCAACCTCAAAAAGCTTATCGAATACCAACTTATATTCTTTGTGACGCTTCCAGTTTCTAATGTGTACATCAGCGATGTGAAGTATCTTGTCTACCTTCTTTAGGTTTATCTTGACTTTGTTTATCATATAGCCATTTTAAGGGTCACCAAGTCAAATAAGTCTACGCTTGATGTGTTTTCTATTAATTTTCTCATACCAGCAAAGCCAGTGTCGTTTGGATCTTCCTCCAGAGGTATCAGCTTTACGTCTATTCCATTATTAATAAATGTCTCTATAGCTTCTACTGACTTAGATAGTGCATCCGGGTCTAGTGCTATGTTGATCTCCTTCACACCTTCTTCAATAATTTTGATTTGTAATTTGCTTAAGATAATCTTACCAAACAAAGGAATTGTATTTCGCTTAGTTGATATAGCATCAAAAGCTCCTTCTACTAAGGTAATTGGCTGAGACCAATCTATTAGGTTTTCGAATCCTATAAAATCCTTAGATACGTCTGGGTTGTTGTGCTTACGTCCTGCTTCTGTATAGTAGCTTCTGCCAGTAAAGAAGTTTATGATGCCATAAGCATCGTAGCTTGGAACAATAATCATCCCACTATACTCTCCACTCTCACAATAGCCTATTTGATATTTTAAGATATCATACTTAGTCAAACCTCTCCTCTCTAAGAGATAATGTAAAGCGTTCTTAAAATGCGGACTGTTTGGATTACCTTTCCATATAGGAATGTACTCGTCTGGTAATGTTACTTGGATTACTTGAGTATCTTGCGTGGGGTTATAGTGTTTTTTACTACCAAGTTCAATAGCTTTCTGCACGAGGTGCTTTACAGCATTACTCTTTTTTAGAAGGTTTGCTATCGAGTTTCCTTTAGTATTACAAACCCAGCAATGAAACTTCTCAAGCAAAAAGTTTACTTGAAGCTTCTTCTTATGGTGATTGCAGAATGGACAAAAGTACGCAGTTTCTCCTTTATTTCCAGGAGTACCAGCGCCTAAGTGACTGTCTACAATATTTTTAAGTTGAGCTTGGTTTATATCCATAGTAACCAATATACGCTAATCTCTTACAAATCCAACCACTCTTGTGGAATAGTTTTATCAGCGTACATAAATCCGTGCTTAACGCACCAATCACCATAGGTTGTTGGTGATCCTTTTCTAATTTTGTTTTTGGAATTTTGAAATACAAATCGAATATCAAGTTCGGGATGTTGTTTTCTTATGAGAACATGCTTCTTTCTATCCTCTACAACAAATCTTCCTTTAGTCTCTACAAAGATTCCGTTTGGAAGGCGAAAATCTGGTGTGTACGTATGGTCTGTTGCTGGTATCGTGTACTTGATTTTATGCTTCTCATACTCGCCATCTATGTTGCGTTGCTTAAGTGTGCTGTCTACAACCTCCTCAAGACCGCTTCTATAACCATTCTTAACTGCTGCTTGTCTTTTTGTAACCTTTCTTGCCATGCTTATAATTATCTATCGAATCTGATAACGAATGTTGTGTCCACGTTTCGTGGTAGTTGTACCGGTTGTGATAGCTTGCCTGCTACTATTAAGTTTGCGTTGTCATCGTATAGACCTACTTGTGTCACAAATGGTCGAAATGCCGATCCTGTTGCAAAATCTTGTAGCACATACTGGCCTGTTGTTGGATCATATCGTTGAAGAGTTGGGTTGTTACTGAATCCAAATTCGTTAGGACTCACTGTACAGCTTACTTCTGTTTCATATATTGTTGTTGTTCCTCTATACTGCAGGCTCACTATATTACCAGCATCAATGATTGCCTTATCTGTCAATACTATCATTCCTTGTCCTGGAAAAACATTCCCTACTGTAGCGTATGGATTTCCATAAGCAATTCCATCTGGGCTTATTAGTGCATTAAATTGAGTTGATGATAGTCCTACTTTGTAAAACGCTAAGTGGGTTAAGGTGCTTGCAGATCCTGATGTATATGTGCTATCGTTTAGGATAAAAAGAGGACCTCCATTACTACAATCATCATCTATAGTATACATTGTATCTGTGAAGGTTATATATGTCCCGTCGGCATTATAGAGGTAGTAAGTGCTTCCCACTCTAGCAAAGCCTAATAAACCTCCATTTACTACAGTGGTACCATAAGTCATCTTTAATACACCCACAGTTCCTTTTTTTTC